TCCATGCTAATGGAACAACGCAAGCCGGGGCGTCCTAAAAAAGAGGTCTAAATGTCCTACACGATGCTGCAACTCGTCCAGCAAGTAACCAACGAGCTGGGCGTTTCTACACCGACATTTGTAGCCACAAACACTAATCAGGATGTGGTGCAGATTCTCGCTCTGATGAATGCATCGGGCTACGAGTTGCTGCGAAAGCATCCGTGGCGAGCGATGACTAAGCAGAACCAGTTCTACACGCAGTATCTAACCACTACGGGAAACTGGACTACCTCTAGCCGAGTGATTACCGGCATCCCTAGTACTACGGGACTTGATACAACCTATCAAGCTATCGGCACCGGCATCAATCAAAACTGCTTTATCGCGTCCGTAGACTCGGCAACGCAAGTGACGATGAACGCGGACTTTAGTGCTGCCGGTGGTTCTGCCGCTACGGTCTACTTCCAGAAAATGAAGTATGACCTGCCTGCGGATTACGAGGCTCTCGTTCCTCGTACTATGTGGGACAAAAGCAAGCACTGGGAGATGCTAGGGCCAGAAACCGCGCAGCAGTGGGAATGGCTACTGAGTGGTTATATCTCCACCGGCCCTCGCGTTCGCTGGCGTTTGTTGGGAGATTACTTCCAAATCTGGCCGGGATTTTCAAACGCCGAATATCTCGGATTTGAATATCGCAGCAACGGATGGGCAAATGCTGCCGATGGAACCGTCAAGCTATCCTTTACGGTTGACACGGACACGACCATTTACCCATCGCGGCTAATCGTACTCAATACCAAGCTCAAATATTTTGAGGCGAAAGGCTTTGATACAACCGCGATGTATCGCAATTACTTGGAGGAATACGAGGCAGCTCTGGCGTTGGATATGTCGAGTGCCAATCTGAGCTTTGCGCCTCGTCCTGGTACTGTGCTGGTGGGATACGACAACATTCCTGATTCTGGATACGGGCCGTAATATGGCAACGAGAAGAATGGTTCAACGAACCGCTGCCAACGTACAGTCTATTCCCGCGCCTGTCGGTGGGTGGAATGCCCGTGATTCAATCGCAAACATGGAGCCGATGGACGCGGTAACGCTGGAAAACTACTTTCCGACTGTGAGTAGTTGCGTCTTGCGCGGCGGGTATAACCGCCACGCTACTGGCATGAATGGTCAGGTTCAGAGCCTTTTCGCGTATTCCGGCGGTGCTACCGAAAAACTCTTTGCGGTAGTCGGGACGCCATCGTTTTCTATATACGATGCGACTGCTGGAGGGGCTGTAGGAGCCGCTGTCGTCACCGGCTTGACTAACGCTATCTGGGAATATACAAACGTAACCACGAGCGGCGGATCGTACATCTACGCGGTCAATGGAGTTGATAAGCCTCTGTTGTACGATGGCTCAACGTGGGTATCTATAGATAACGCCTCGACCCCCGCGATTACCGGCGTAACCACGACAACTCTTGATAACGTCACTCTCTTCAAGAATCGCGTCTGGTTTATCCAGAAAAACACGCTAAAAGCATGGTATCTGCCGACCTCTGCCGTAGGCGGAGCAGCTCAGGTTCTTGATCTCAGTTCCATCGCTAAAAACGGTGGACATTTGGTTGATTTGGATACTTGGACGCTTGACGCTGGCTACGGAATGGATGACAACCTAGCCTTCATAACGAGCAATGGCGAGGTTATCGTTTATCGAGGTACTGACCCTGCTAGTGATGCTACGTGGGCGTTAGCTGGGGTCTGGAAGCTCGGTAGCCCTATATCTAAGCGCGCCATGCTGAAGTGGGGCGGCGATCTGCTGATCCTGACCTATGATGGATTGATGCCGATGGCGGAAAGTCTTCAATCGTCAAGACTTGATCCCAGGGTTGCGCTCTCAAACAAGATTCAAGGGGCAATTACACAAGCCACTACGAATTACGGCGGAAATCATTCTTCCGTTGGGTGGCAGGTTTTCTATAACGCCAAACATACCGCGGTATGGATCAACGTCCCCGTTGCTGACGGCTCTCTCCAACAGCAATACGCGATGAATACGATCACTAAGTCTTGGTGCCAATTTACAGGATGGGAAGCTAACGTCTGGGAGAACTTTGGCGATGATCCGTATTTCGGCGGGAATGGCTTTGTCGGTGAAGGTTGGGATGATAGTTATTCCGACAACGGCACGAACATCTCTGCCAACGCCCTGCAAGCGTTTAACTATCTCGGTTCGCGTGGCGTAAAGAAGTATTTTACCCGTGCGCGTCCTAGCATTTTCACCAACGGGACTCCTGCGATTTCCGTTGGAATAAACGTGGACTTTGACGTTCAAAACAACGCAACGCCTCTATCGTTTTCGCCAAGTTCCGTGGGCAAATGGGACGTAGGACTTTGGGACGTAGCGTACTGGGGTTCTGGTTTGCAGATCACGAACAACTGGCAAGGAGTAACGGGTTTGGGCTACTGCGGCGCGGTTCTGTTAACGAGTTCTAGTGCTGGTCTAGAAATTGAATGGGCATCTACCGATGTGGTTTATCAAGTCGGATGGGCTGGGATATAACGACAGGCGCAGAGATCGGCCATTGGGTCGCTCGGCGCGTGCAAGGTGGGTATTTTGAGGAACGATCACAGGCTATTGGTTTAAAACGGGACGATGAAATTGTTGCTGGCGTGATTTACGAGAACTGGAATCATAAGAGTATCTGGTGCCACATAGCGATAGAAGGCCGGATGACTCCGGCGTATTTGGCAGCGATATTTGATTATCCGTTTAACGTGGCGATGGTGGACAAGATCATCGTGCCGGTTGGAAGTGATAACGAGAAATCCATGAAGATGGTTAAAAACATGGGTTTTGCAGAAGAAGGCAGAATCAAGGATGGAAGGCCAGAAGGAGATATAGTCTTCCTGACCTTGCATAAAGATGATTGCAGGTTTTTAGGAGAGAAACATGGGAAAAAGTTCACCGTCCGCACCACCGGCACCTGATTACGCTGCCGCTGCAACCGCGCAAGGAGCCGCCAACGCCGATGCCGCGAGGATTAGCGGCAGAATGTCTAACCCGAACATTTACGGACCGTTGGGTTCGCAGGTTGTGACGTATGGCGATTCGACTCCGCAGTTAAATCAATCTGCCTACGATCAAGCGATGGGACAGTACAACACTGCGCTCGGTCAGTACAACGCAACGGGTGGAAGGGGCGGCATTATTGGTTATAGCGGCGAGAGTGGCGACATACCAATTTACGGGCAAGGCGGTGTAGCTCCGATTGCGCCAACGCGTGAACAGTACACCACTTCAACGCCTAACGATCAGCCTACCGTCACGCAAACGCTCAACCCGCAAGCGCAGCAAACGCTCGAGGCTCAACAGCGGGTACAGACTAGCCTTGCAAACTTGGGCGAACAAGGGATTGGAACGGCGCGGAATGTCCTTGGAACGCGGTTTAATCCCAACCTTCCCGGCATCCAAACATCGTTGGATACCAGCGGCATTGCGAGAATGCCGGTCAATGCTGGGATGACAGGTCAAGCCGCAATCATGGCTAGGTTGCAACCGCAGTTGGAACGGCAAGAAGCAGCTACGAGGACGAGACTTGCGAACCAAGGCTTGACCCCTGGCGGCGAGGCTTATTCCAACGCAATGATGGATGTGAATCAACAACGCAACGACCTGCTCTCTCAAGCCGCTTTGCAAGGTCTTAATCTGGATATTGGCGCAAATGCTCAAGGCTACAACCAAGCGTTGCAAGGTGGGCAGTTTGGCAATACCGCGCAGCAGCAATCTCTTCAACAACAGTTGGCGTTGCGAAATCAACCTCTGAACGAGATTTCGGGTTTGATGAGTGGCAGTCAATTGCAGATGCCGCAATTCCAAGGCTATCAAGGGCAGAACGTAGCTCCTGCTCCGGTTATGGCAGGGGCGCAAGCCCAAGGGCAAGCCGATATGCAGAATTATGGTATTCAGTCATCTAACGTCAACGCGCAAAATGCTGGATTGTATGGTCTGCTTGGTGCGGGTGCCGGAATGTACGGCATGATGAATCGCGGTTCCGGTATTTTTGGTTAATAAAAGGCTAAGGAAAAATCATGGCTGATGTCAATTTTAACCTTGCAAATCCGTACCAGACGCAATTAGACGAGCTGGCTCGTCGGCAGAAGATGGCAGAGATCATGCAACAGCAGTCTTTTCAGCCGATGGAAAGATTCAGCTACGCAGGTATCGAAGCCCCCATATCTCCGCTTGCAGGGCTAACCAAGGCGTTGCAGGGCTATATGGGCGGTAAAGCGCAACGAGACATTGCCGATGAGAGAAAAGCAGTCGGAGAAAAGTTTCAAAAAGAAGGAATGGAAGACATTATGAAATACGCAGAAATGGCAAGCCGTCCTGCCGTTGCTGCCGTTCAAGGTCAAGATGCGTTCATGCCTACTGGAGCCGACTACCAAGATCGAGGCGGCGCACCAGATTTCACACTAAACGAACAGGGCATGGTTCCCGCTGTTGCCCCGGTTGCTGCTAGAACTCGCGGTCAAATTGACGCGTCAATGATTGGGCAATTAAAAACCCCGGATATGCAACGGATGGCATTGGCGCAAATGCTGAAACAAGGTGAGCTGCCTGCCGCGTTTAATCTTGGAGCAGACGAAACAAGGTTCCAGCCACCAGTAGGAGGTGGTGCTCCGATTGTTATAGCAAGAGGTGCGCCTAAACCTCTTCCATCACCTTTTGCACCGATTAATCCAAAAGACTTTACTCCAGCCAGCCTTGCAGCAGCACTGAAACCTGATGGGTCTATTGATAGAACTTTGCTCGTTGCTGTTACTGCCGAACCAACTGGCAAT